GTTACTTGTATTAGCTAATGCATATCCCCATGTGTTTGCTGGAGTAGTACCATTTGCACCTATTGTATTATATAAAGGAGGATCTATTGCGTAAATATATTTTGAATTTCTAAAAATATAATTTTTGTAATAGTTTGAATTTCCTAATGAGTCGGTAGCATCAGTAGCTTTTGAAAGATATGGAAATATTTCTAATACAGTATTTTTTGTGCCTGTAATTGCTCCACCAGAATCAACAACAACAACGTGAATTTCATCATTCGAAGCACCAGCGGCTGCAGCTTGAACTGAAGTTCCTGGAACACTAGGAAAAAGTGATGAAACACCAGCACCATTAACAGTCCATGTTGAAAATCCTGTTGCGTTTGCTCCAGCATCACAAACTGAAACAGTTAATGAATTGCCTAAAGTTCCTGGATATCTAGCAATAAAAGCTCCAGCCACATTAGCATTTACTCTATTATTTAAATATGAATATTCAAAAGAATCTTCGTTTGTAACTTGAACATTTGAACTAGCATTAGATGTGGCATTATTAGTTGTAGCAGATATAGCACGAACAACTTTTAAATTATTTCCGTATGCTAAAAAAGAAGATGCGGTTAAGAATGTATTTTGTATCGCTGTGTTTGTTGATGGTTTACCATATATAGAAACCAATTCTGTTTCACTTGAAGTCTGTTTAATTATTTCTGCAGGTCCCCAGAGAAAAGTACCTACGATTGCACCGGCTGTAGTTTGTACCGAAGGAACTACTGTCGTAAAATCGACTTCGGAAACAGCTACACCTGGAGAGATTTGAAATGCCATTTGTGTTCTCCTTAAATTATTATGTTATTGGCAGTTATAATACCATGATTATATTTATCAAACGCTATCTTTATAGATTCCTAACCCTATCTCGGATAAACTTTGAATAAATTTCACCGCCATCGGCGGCTTCCCATACGTCACCATCGAAAACTTCAAAAGGATGATCCAGACCATCTTCAATAATTAGGGCTGGTAATACTTCTTGGTCCAATTGATTCATATCTTCCAACTGAATTTGTTTTCTTATATCATGATTTACAATTTCTTTAAAATACTTTTGGGTGGTTGCCCACGCAAACATTACTAAACCCATGACCATATCATCATTTGCTTCCGATTCTGCCGAAAAGGATGTCTTATTGGCAACAAAGGTAGTTAATTCTGATACAGTATCAAAATCGTTGATGATTAACTTATTACCTTCAATTAAAGTCTTTAGATTGGAACAACCCATTCTTTTGACTTGAACTGACATTTTTAAACCTAGTTGTACTCCTCTGGCAAACCCAGCCGATAACTGTTGTGGTTGTTTATTACCTGTAAACACCTTAAATAGATTTTCATATTCAAGGTCTTGGTGTATAATGTCAGCAACCTGTGGTGTGTTATTTATCTCAACCAAAATGTAAGCATCGTTGTAATACTTGGCTGCATTATAAATGACCGTTGGGAAAAGTATAGGTGAGATTGAAGAACTTCTATAGGTTGCCACTTGTTCGTAAGGTGTAGTTGATATATCAATCACCGAGAATGTAGAACAGTCTAAGTTTTTACCTTCAGATACATCTACCCAAATACCATACAGATGGTCTTTGGTCGTTTCATCATCACCTTTAAACGGATGTTTATAGATATTCATCTTGTCATGGTTGGCAATAGGTGGTTTAAATGCCAACTGTTGTAACTTTTGACCAGAGATAAGTGTGTTAGAAGAACCTAAAAACTCTGTTTCAAATTCCTGCCTAAATTGCCTTTCAGAAGTATTCTTGATTGTTTCTTCTTTCCAATTTTCATCCCGGCCTGGCACCATCGACCAATGAACTTCAAATGGTGTATAATTATTGTTCTTATTGACTGCATCAGTCCAAATCTTATAAAATAGATTCATGCCGTTAGGTGTAGAAACAATAATAATCTTTGTTTTGGTACCAGCAGTAATAACTGGATAGACTGAGGTAAAGAATTCTGTGGCAATATTGGATGGTACGAAAGCAAACTCATCTAAGAATACAATGTTAAACGAACCAGAACGAGCCGCTGAACTTGATGTAGAAGATGCCACGATGACCGAACCATTCTCTAATTCTACACGGCCTTTGTTCCATTCAACGACACCTTGTTGTAACCACATAGGCAGATTCTCATAAGCCAACTGTAACTTACCTAGAATACCACGAGCGGTCTCACCTCGGTTAGCAAGAACAGCTACAGATTGTGAGTCTTGAAATAGTATCGTCCAGAGAAGATAGGCGACTGTTGTGGTGGTTTTACCGACCTGTCGAGGACATTTCATGATAGTAAAACGATTCTCATGGAACGTCTTAATCATCTCTTCCTGAAAGTCATACATTTTGAATTCAGTTACACCCTCATCAAGTGTAATAATCTTAATGTATTTGGCAAAGTATAGTGGGTCTTTTCGACACTTGATATATTCTTCTACCTGTTCTTCGGAGAAGCTTACTTTAATCCCTACCCTTTTGAGTAGGGGATTATCACGGTACGACTCTTTTTGTTTTGTTGCCATTAGTCTTTACTTTTTAGTAACTTACTCAATTCAGATGTTGAACCTACAAAGATAGCTTTATCAATATTGGTTGTGGTAGCTTCTTTTTTGATACCAGAAATGTCTCTCATTTCTTTTTGTATCTTGAGAAGTCTATCGTTGGCTTCGGTCATGTTCTTTAATAATGTGGCATATACCTCAAATGCTCTTGGGTGCTGGCCTGCTTTGGCAATCTCCAGTATTTCATACATAGCTTCTTGGCCTTGGTCTATGATACCTTGAAGATTTTCTTTTGATTGCTGATAGGCATCTGTTAAATCAGAATCTATATCAGGTTGTTTATAACTTGTAGTTAAAGTTTGTTTTTTTGGTGGTTCTGGTTCACCAATAGGCGTCACATCAAATACATCACTTAAATTTTTATCAAGGTTATTCATAGTATTTCCATATTAAAATTTATACTACTCCAGATCCACTAATGAACCATGTATTGGCTGCAACATTAATTAGTGTAACAACACCATGTGTAGTAACATTTCTTGAAGCACTAGTTGTATTGCCAGCAAGAAACATTGATACGCCGGTGTTTGGTGATACAGTTACATTAGCACTTGAAGATGTTCTAGAAACAACCATAATGGTTGTACCATTAGAAAATGCCACATTAGAGGTTGTGGGAATATACAATATTACGTTTGATGATTGTGTGTAGTAAATATGTTTACCAGCATCAGACAATTGAAGTGTATAATTTGTTGTCTGAGCATTTTGTGGAACTGTTTGGGCTGCTGTATTGGCTTGAGTAAATGCAGCTTGAGCTAATATATTTGCTAAATTGGCTCTGGCAAATGCAGACTCGGCCGTCACATTCGCTGTGTTGGCTTGGAGAAAAGATGCATTTGCTAAATTTCTGGCTGTGTTATCTGTCTGTACTGCAAACCCTCCAGAAGTCACGCCATCATGAACAGTTATAACTCTGTTTGTCATATCAAAAATTATCTCACCATTTGCACCAATTGTATTGGCGATGGCAGCTGCACCAAATCTTTTAAATTGAATTATTCTAGACATTCTAAGATCCTAAATCTATTGTATTTGCTTGTTGAGTATTAAGGTCATCAATACCATATATGTTTAACATTAAATCAGTATTGAAAGGTACACCAGATACTACATTCGTATCAATATTAGGTGTTTCTGTAACCGTGGTTGTATAATTATATTTATCATTCGCACTGGCATCTGTTGGAGTAGGCGTAGTAACAATCTGAGCTAGATTTTTCGGTTGTACAGTATAAGAATTGAATATATAATTTGAATTTGTAGTTGCACCAATAATAGGTGATGAAGAAACAAAGTTACCATTAATGTTTGTCAAGTGTAATATATTATTACTTGAATTAAATCTTACAACTTTAGCCGTTGCTGTTGAAATTTGTGGTGTATAACCTTGATAAACAATCTCACCAGCCTGATATAATCCTAATCCTGTGTTGGCTAAATTAAATAATACTACATCTGATTCTGATATATCATTTAATATGTTTGTAATAGAAGTACGAATAAGTTTTGGTGTAGTATAAGAACCAAATATAAAGCCTTTAACTGTAAAGTTTAAAGTCCATATAATCATTCTTGTTGGATTATTTCTATCACCTTCATAATCAATTTCTGATGATACACTATTTAATATAACAGGTACTTCTTTTACAACACCTAAATCTGGTATTAAATTTAATTTAATTGTATAATCGGGAGTAAAAAATGGTATAATGTGTTCTAGTAACTGTGTACCATCTTCTGTGTTTCTTACATATAAGTATAATGAGAAATCAAAATTGTAAGGTACAGGATTATATTGTGCTAACACACCAGAAGCTGTATTAGTAAAATTTTTGGTATTTGTATTTTGTTTTCTGCTTACATCATAAATCATACCTGTCATTTCAAAAGACATTCTAGGTAGTGTCAATCCAACTTTTTTATCCAAATCAGGGTCAAATAATAATCTTTGAACGTATAGTTCTTTTGCTGAATAGGCAATAGGAACAATAAACCTTTCGGCTTCTGTATTATTTGGATTATATCGAACTAATGTAATCTCATCAAATAGATTACCAAAACCTATTACAAGTTTACGAATAACACGATTGTAGGTTACATTTGCCATTAGATTGATCCAAACGGATTAGTTTCAGAGAAGTCTATAATAGAATTCGCTGTGTTGGCTAGATAAAAATTATCATATGATTCTATATGTGCTGGAGTATCTAATGGATCAAAAGATGTTAATATGTATTGAGCATTACTTGTTTTACCAATTAATCTTCTTCCATCGATAAACTCACCAGCAATATTTGTAACTGATAATGTATTTGAACTTGGTATCCAAGATTGTACATAAGCAATTGTATTTGCATTGGCATATGTACTATCTAAAGATTGAAAAACAATTTCTTGTATTGTGTATGTACCTGTACCAGTTCCAGTATTTAAATGTAATGTATATGAAGAATCAGTAACAACTTTATCAATATCTGCCGTACCTGTGTTGATAATTTCTTGTGAATACTTGAATTTCTCAAGGCTTAACTCATAGAAATAAGGTGCTCTTCTTCCTAATTGATGAAAGTCTTTTGCTTGTTCTACAAATGTAATCTCATATAATTCACCAGTACCATTTAGAAAAGGAACATAAACTAAATCACCCTCTCTTGGTCTTGATAATGTTGCAAGTGGCATTCTTTGGTCAAATGACCTTTTCGACAATATTACTTTAACAACATCACGAATTTCTAAGCCAAACTTAGAAAAGAAATCCTGTTGGCCTTCATAACCAGAGGCATCAGATAGATACATTTCTAATGGATAAGAAGCTCTAAACTTCTTAACTGGATCTTCTCCGTATAGGATGTCTCTGTCTTGTGGATTCTCAATAGGTAAATAGAATGAATCAAACCCCATGATTTTAATTGATTCAACAATTAAATCTTCTATGAGGTGTTGTTCACCGTGAGAGTTGTAGTTATTAAAGTATACTGAAGTTGCCATATTAGTTCATCATGAATTCTAAAGGTGCTCCGTATTCGATTTGCATTTGTTGTTCTAGCTTGGCAATCTCATCTATGGCTTCTTGGAATATTCTATCACCATTTAATGTTACACTGCCTGGTAATTGTAAGCCAGCAAATTTCTTGAGGTTGTTTCCCCACATCCTTTTGATTAATGCCGTGGCATATTCTTTCATCCACCGGTCATTCCATACTCTACCATAAACATCTGGATTAATCGAGGCATAACATTCGGCAACTACGATATCACCAAGTTCGGCTTGTTTAGACCCCCATGACCAATCAATAAACAGTTTTTGCATATGTCTTTGGAATCGAATAGGAACTTCTCCAGTGAACATCAGTTCAAGAGAGCGTAAGTGTTGTTGTGTTAATGTATAGTTGATGTATGATGCGGAGGTGAAGTCGTACAACTCATTAAGTCGTAATTGATATCTCAAGTCAAACATATTAACACCGGCTTGAGAATCGGTAATTGGGAATATACGGGTTACTCCAACAATCTCCATGGTATTGTTTGAAGCATCTAAGACATTACTTAAATCAATATACTTATTGTTTATATCCGTTTGCTGTATAGCTTTGACGTAATATATTTTTTGTAGGCCATCAAAGTGATAATCTTGCCAATATTGTAACGCATCATCAATCCGGTCTTCCACTTGGTCATCATCCACGTTAATTTCAATGACTGGAAAACCTAATCTTCTGAGGCAATATTGTTTGAAGTTAGCTCTAGTTGTGATTGTTGCCATCAATTTCTCCTATTATTAATGTATTTATCTAATAGGAGAAACGAGGCTTATGTATTACTGAATTACTTTAGAACTTAGTGGACCCTCTGGAGCCCCTTGTGATTGAATTTGAGGTTGCAGTTGCTTCTGAATCTCATCAATTAATGTTCGACTAAATTTGTGTGGTAACTCATCAAGTCCTCCCATTATAATATTGATTTGACTTACTGCCAATCTTAAATCAAATTGTTGTTCTTGTTGCTGTTGTGGTTGATTACTCATTTCACTACTCCTATATTAAATTAATTGTTTATCTATTTATGCTGATGTTCCTGGAGGAGTTATTGGTGCTGTATTTGCTGGTGCCCATGGTAATCCAGGTTCTGAGATTGGACTGAGCTTATCAGTAATCTGTTTAGTGATTACACCATCGATGTGTGTTTTATATCCAGCATTATTGGCTACTACATCACTAATCCAAGTGATAACATCATCTTCAGTTAGTTCATTAAAAGGTACAAAAGGACCTGAGCTATCTTCTGGATCATATGTAAATGGTGTAGCACCACTAAATGTACCAGAATTGTTTGCTTCGTCCGTGCCTGTTAATGTCCAATAGGTCTGAACTACAGTATTGGAATATTCACCTTCGGTTCTTACCTTGAGTGAGGTTATTTTGTATTCATACGTCAATGTTGTCATTATTTTCTCCTAAAATTTTGACGATTAAAAAATACTACTATACTGTATATGTTACTTTAAAAGTGCTTTCAATGCTTCTATTTGTGTTTGTTGTGAATCAATTGTTCGTTTTAAATCTTGTACAGCTTGAATTAATGGTGAAACTAATTTGGCATAATCTACTGATTGTGATTGAATATTACCTTGAGAATCAACAGCATCTTTTTCACCAATCACAGCATAAGGTAATATTTCTTGTAGTTCGTGTGCAATAACACCGTCTTGCCTAATTGTTGAAGCCACAACATTAGGTATATTGTTTTTCCATGTAAAAGATTTAATTTGAATTCTCATAATCTTTTCAAGACCATCAGTAACAGGAAGAACATTTTCTTTTAATCGATAGTCTGAGTGAACGTTCCATGCAGCAGCAACACCAGAGTTACTATCGCCAGCGCCTCCACCAGCTAAATGAATTCTAACAGTTGCGCCAGATCCAACACCAGAAAAATTTCCACCAAGTGCTAATGTGCCAGCCATCTGACTATAACCACTATTAGGGTCTAGATAATAAGTAGTATCATTTGAATCATAGAATATTGGTGCTCTAGAAGAAGCTAACAAATAATTATTACCAGACATATCTAACTGCCAGAGATTAGCTGGCGCTGACCATCCACCCATACGCAGTACGTTATCTGAATCTAGTCCCATATTTACTGCATAAGCGCCACCACGATGAAACGCCATAAACGCTGAGTTGCCACCAGATGCATATACTTGTAAAGGTGGACTGTTCAAACTTCCAGAAGTTGCTCCAAGATTAGATTGAAAATAATTTGCAGCAGTCCATGTATTACTTGAACCTAGAATTGTTGCACCGGACGCTCCTTGCGCACCTGTAGGTCCTGTTGAACCTGTAGGACCTGTAGGACCTGTAGGACCTTGAACACCTTGAGCACCTGGAGGACCTGCTGGTCCACCTGGACCTGTGGGACCTGTGGGTCCTGTAGAACCTTGTACGCCTTGAGCACCTGGAGGACCTGCTGGTCCACCTGGACCTGTGGGACCTGTGGGTCCTGTAGAACCTTGTACGCCTTGAGCACCAGGAGCACCTGTTGGACCACCTGGTCCAGGTGGACCTGTATTACCTATATTACCTTGAGCACCAGGAGCACCTGTGGGTCCTGTCGAGCCTTGAACACCTTGAGCACCTGGAGCTCCTGTAGGACCTCCAGGTCCTGTTGAACCTTGAGCACCAACGGTACCCTGAGCGCCAGCAAATCCTTGAGGTCCATTAGGTCCTACGGGACCTGTTGGTCCGGTTGAACCTTGAACACCTTGAGCGCCAGGAGCACCTGTTAGTCCGGTAACGCCTTGAACACCTTGAGCACCAATGGCACCTTGAACGCCTTGAGCTCCAGTAAATCCTTGAGCACCAGCAACACCTTGAGCGCCAGCAGAACCTTGAGCACCTATTATACCTTGAGCGCCTACAGTACCTTGGACACCTTGAGCACCCTGAGCACCAACAGTACCTTGTACCCCCTGTGCACCTTGAACACCTTGTAGTCCTTGAGGACCAATAAGATTTGTGGCAGCACCAACCCAAACACCATTAGCCGCAATAACGGTGTTATCACCTATCGTTAATCCGTTTTTGGTGTTAAAAGTATTATTGGTTGCCATAAAATTTCCTTATTATTAGTATATTTATGTAACAAGAAAAATTAATTTTAAATTTTTAATAGTCCTGGTAATCTAGGTCCATCTTTGATAGCCACTAACCAAGCCGTTGTAACTAAAACATTCAAACTTTTTAACCAATCGTTAGGATAATAAGTTTCTTTACGGTATTCTTGAAATCTAATTGATGTATTATCTATAAAGTTGGCCAAATAAGAATCTGTATAATATAAAAAACTATTTTCATTCCAATAACTTACATGGGTTGGATCCTGAAAGGCACCACGACCATCGGTACTAGGTACATCTATAAATGCCCAGCCTCCATGTGCCAAAACCCTATGTATTTCTGCCATGATTTTTGTTTTATCATGCAGATGTTCAATGATATGACTGGCATTTAGAACACCAACAGAGTTATCAGGTAAAGGAATACCATTATTTAAGTCAGCTTGAAGGTTGGCTGTGTCTCTTAAATCAACTGTAAAATAACCTGGATATGGATTTAACCCACCACCAATATCTACTTTCAATAGACCATTAAGTTCTGCATCTCTTTCCGCCAACTGTCTTGTATATTGATTAAACAATTCAACTGTCTTAATCTGTATATCAGCGTTTCTACTATTTACTGATGTATTGAAACCAGTATATCTATAAATGTATAATACTTTAGGTATATGAACCATCTTTGTTTTCAGATAGGTACGAATACACAATTCATGGTCATCACAAATCTCTAGTTCTGGATTATGACCACCAATTTCTTTATATACAGATGCTCTCCATGTTCTCACATGGTCTGGTGCATACCAAATATAACTTAGACTGTGACTACTAGGTTCAAAACTATTCATGGCAATTAATTCTTTGTCTTTCCATTTATGTGTTCTGTATGTCCAACCATTCTCTGGCATAAAAGGTATAAACTCACCATCCATTTTATAAGCTGCATTATCAGAATAAACAAATCCAACCGATTCATCTTGATATGCTTTGTTTAATTCTTCTAAACAATCTGGTGTAAACATATCATCATGGTCGGCTTCAACTAATATATCACCTGTACCTAGATAAAAGGCATCTAATTTTAATTTACCAATACTGGCCGTCTCTCCGTGCCAATGAAATACTTTTACCCTACTATCATTTCTTATTTTTTCAGGTAAATGTTCTGGTGTACATTTGTTGTTTGTTAGTATAACCCATTCCCATTTTTTATATGTTTGTTTGATAATCGAATCATATAATTCAAGTAAATATGGTATGTTTTCTGGACTATGTTCAGGTGTAATAAAGCTAAATTTGTATTGTTTCATAATTTAATCAAAGAAAAATAAATGTGTTAGTCTGCCGTCTTGTTTGTTTTGGCCAAAATAGGGTCCTGCTGAATGTATACATCTAGCATCCATAATGACTAGTCTATTATACAGGTTACCAGCTGAATCGGCAATATCAAATTTAGTAGAATCATAAAATCCACCAGAAAAAGCCGTATCAGCATCAACATCTGTTGCTCTTCTGGCACCATTAATTTTAGACCGATGTAATCTTGTACCACTTTCTAGCGGTGCATCTGGTGTCATGTATATCATGGCAGCCCATTTTTGCATATCATAATGATAAACTTGTGGATCTTCGGCTATACAGATTTGAAATACACCATTATAACCTTGTTCAAAGTCTACGATACGTTCACCCATAATGAACTCAAAGGCTTCTTTAAGTCCTTTTGGTCGATATGGTCTTACAGACCTAAGTCCTTTATACCATCTTAAATCTTCTTTATATTCAACTTGTGTTAATGCAAAGTCTCTTATTGTATCTGGATCATTATAAAAGTTATCTACAACAAACAATTTTTTACCATAAGATTTATTGATATAAAATGGTGGGTGTTCTGTTTGTTCTGATTCTTCTTTTTCTTTTTCATGTGAAGCAATGCTGTGTAAACTTTGAACCAACGTACCACCATCATGGTATATGGAAGAATCTACAAAGTTTGTATATGTTGGATAAGCATTTGTTCTTTCAGGCTGCATCATAATACTTGTGTATTTGTACATATTTTTCCAATCTTTTAACTGTTGATATTTGTATACCAAAGCCAATAGATGGTCATTTCTACCTGGTGCAAATGAACCTGCCGATTTTAAATAACTTATTTGATTTTCTTTATCATCAAAGTAACCATAAATCTGTGCAATCATCAACATAGACATATAAGAAACTTCATCGATGAATTGTGCTGATTGTGTTTTATTAAACTGGTGCATAAAATTTAAATATTCACCAAAATAATAGATACACCTGCGGCCATATTCTTTCTTTTGGCTTTCACCTAAAGGAAAAGCATTTGATTCCCAAGCATCAAAATAACTTTTACCAATGTACCAAAAATGATATAGATTTGTTTTGAAACTATCTTCAGCTATCATCTTTTCTTCTAAGATGAGAGCATGACTCATAAATTTAGTTGGTACGCCCCAGCTTTGACCTTCATTAAATCCTGTTTGTCTAAATGATTTTGGTAATAACACTCTTTGAAATCTATCACCAATAGATTCATCGGCACAATAAACAGTTTCATGGCATGGGTCGTGGTTAAAACGCCAAAACATTTTAGCATTCCACATCCAACACCGAGTGTAAGTTGATGTGCCTTGAACACAAGGAACTTCCCAAGAATGTACTGTGGTATCATCTAGTATTGACCAATCAAAGTCATCATCTACTTGCAGAATCTCATCACAGTCCATCTTTAAAATCCAATCACAACCATGTTCAAGACTTTGGCAAGTTTGTGTCAGATGGTCACGATTCCAACCAAAGCCTACCCAGCCTTCATCTACGTTGTAAAGAAATCCTGGTATTTGATGTTCTGCAAAAAATTCTTCAACAATTTTTTCTGTACCATCTGTTGAACCGTTGTTTTGTATTACCCAAAAGTCAATATATTTGTAACAAGATTCCAACATTCGTCTAATAGTTTTAGATTCATTTTGAAACATCGTGGTCATTACAATTTTACATTTTTTTTCAGCCATTATCTTACTCTCTTTTCAATTAATTCTAATATATCTTTATCATTCTCTTGGTTTTTTGCAGGACTATACAAGGCTCTTTTTCTTGGTGGTGTATTTGGTGTAGAATCTGTCAAGTAATAAGTGGCAACACTTTTTCTATACACATCTTTTGGACAATTAATAGGGTCATAAAATCCATGCCAAGAATTTTGTGTGGTATTAAAGATAACGGCTCGATTAAAAATACAATCTATTGTCTTAACTTTTTCTTTTGGTTTATTTGTTTTTTCATCATGCGACCAGAATTCTAAATTGCCACCCCATTTAGGATCCCAATCTGGTGTTAGGTATAGAATGAGATTTAACCTGCGCTCTAGGTTTAACTTTGGATGCAGAGAGTAGTCAAGATGTACATTTAATTTTCCACCATGACCATGAATGTGCCAGCCGCCTCCATGTAAACCCATATCTGAATATAGATTATTCAATTTCAAAATATCTTTTAATTTACCAGTGAAGTTATTACCATTTAACTCTGTAAATAACTGGTATGTTTCAGGTGGAAAATAAAACCAATTGTTAATTGTCTTTTTTAATTCCAATGGATTATCATAATCATACCAAACTGGTGAATGAAAATCTGGAAATTCGGCTGAGAGTTTTTTGGCTTTATCTACTGGTAAAAAATTATCTATTATAAAATATTCAAAAGGTTCAACTTCCATAACAATATCATTCATTCTATCTCCATTTAGGTCCTTCAAACCAAGCTGCTACACTATATCTAGTACCTCTGAGGACTGGATTTGCTTTGTGTCTGAACATTGAAGGAAAGTAAATGATAGAGCCTTGATTTTTAGTTTCTCTATCTAATGCCGGACAACCTTCTGTAATTTCAAAATCACCACCTTGATAATCTTCAGGATCGGATAGTTGTATAATACAAGAAAGTTTGCGATGATATATTGGATCGTTGTTTAACCAAAAGACATCATGGTGTTCTTTGTATTCACCTTTATCAAGATAATCATATTCAGCAATTTGAATAAATGGTAACCTTGTAATATGAACATTGAAAAAATCTCTGTTGGCATCTAAGGCTGTTTTCCATAGAGCATCAAACACCCAAGTAAATTTGGTATTGTCTGAATTAACAAATCTGATTTTACTTCTACGCAAAGAGTAATCTACGGTTTGGCCGTCACCTATACCTAGAATACCATCTTGTGTTGGGATATCTGCCGCATCAGCAATGATTTTTTCACACGCCGTTTTATCAAAATAATGATTAAAGTAACACCATTCACCAGTCATAATATTTCACCTTTATAATTAATTTAACTTACACACTTATTTAGTCTTGTGTTTTTGAACATCTTGAATGATTTATACCCAAATAGGTGTTGGTTCTATAGGGAAATTAGGAGATACTACGGGTTGAATTACATACCCTCGTAAAATACCACGATAAGTAACAAACTCAGCAGAATTTATTAAACCAACATCAGGCAAAGCTGACCAATCACTAAGGACTAATAATTGTTTGGCCTTTTTTTTACAAGTTTCTTTTTGTGCTTCTTCTGTAACAGCTTGTAAATCATAAATTACTTCATCACCATTTGCGTCATAAGCCTTATCACCTAATGTACTGACTACATTGGGGTAAAGTTTGTAGATTGATTCAAAAAAATTATCTGAAATCATTTTTATACCTTAACCTCCATAAGTATGATAGAATTGGTGCAATTTCCATGGTCTGGATATATTAGTCCTCCAGATTCACTTCTTGTATACCAAGTATATGTAACAGGACCTGTGGTTCCTGGTGAGTCTGTCCAAGTAATTGATACATCTTTCCATAAACCACCAGCTGCACTTGTACCGTGAAAAGTCGAACCATAGTAAGAACTACCAGATAAATCAGCAATAAGAGTACCACCGACAAACCGGAACATAAAGTTTACACATTGGTCTGCAGCATCATATTGCATACCTATTCTTGCAAGAATTACTACTTTATTTGCACTATTTGTCAAAGTAATTGTTGCCGTAGGTGCGCCAGTCCATGTAACGGGTGTAATGTTACTTGTCATTGTAAATCCGGTGGTATTGTTAGTCTGTGCATGAACAACTTGAACAACATTACCTACATTTACTGGTCCGGGAATTCCTTGAGCACCTTGAGCACCTGGAGGTCCTGTTGGTCCACCTGGTCCAGTAGGTCCACCTGGACCTGTTGGACCTTGAGCACCTGGAGGACCTGTGGGTCCTGTAGGACCACCTGGTCCCGTTGGACCGGTCGAACCTTGAACGCCTTGAGCACCTGGAGGTCCTGTTGGTCCACCTGGTCCAGTAGGTCCACCTGGACCTGTTGGACCTTGAGCACCTGGAGGACCTGTAGGACCTGTGGGTCCTGTAGGACCACCTGAACCTTGAACACCTTGAGCACCTGGAGCACCTGTAGGTCCCGTAGGACCTTGAGCGCCAGGAGGTCCTGTTGGTCCACCTGGTCCTGTAGGTCCAGTCGTACCTTGAACACCTTGAGTACCTTGAGCACCAGGAGCTCCTGTTGGACCTGTATTTCCTGTAACACCTTGAGGACCTAATGTGCCTTGGACACCTTGAGCACCTGGAGCACCAGTAGGTCCAGTAGAACCTTGAGTACCTTGAGCACCGACAGCACCTTGAACCCCCTGAGCACCAACAACACCTTGTACACCTTGAGCACCTACGGCACCCTGAGCACCAGCAACACCTTGAGCACCGGCTGAACCTTGAGCGCCTGTAGCACCTGTAGTACCTTGTGCACCTTGAGCACCGATAGTACCTTGTGCACCTTGAGCACCAACAGTACCTTGAACACCTTGAGCACCCTGTACACCCTGTGGACCTATAAGATTTGTGGCTGCACCAACCCAAACACCATTGGCGGCAACAATAGTAGTATCACCTACCGTTAAACCATTTTTTGTACTAAAGGTATTATTGGTTGCCAAAGCGTACTATCCTTTTGTTATTTAATTTAGTGCTACAGGATTTTTTTGAGTAAACCTTGCATAAGCAGACTTACTTTTTTACTTCACCACCTTCATTAGAGGCCGGTTCTTGTGCTTGTACTTGTGGTACAGCTTGTGTACGAACTTTTTCTACTAATGTTGCAATCTGAGCATATGGCATATTACCAAGTGCCTGCATAACAGCATTGAGTTCTTCGAGAGTTAAAGATAATTTTATTTCCATGATTTTTCCTTATAGAATAATATACTTCAATTTAAAAACAACAATAAATTTCAACTTCACAATCTATTTATATTAGTTCCAAGGCACTCCAGAAGCACTTGTGGGATTTTTCTGTAGTGCAATCTGTTCTGCTAGTGATGCCTCTGTTGCATCTTTGTCTACACCTGATGCCCAAATCCAATCCAAGACTTCAGCCATTGTTACATCTGCATAGGCTATAGTAGGTGTTCCAGCTTGCCAGCCACAAGTTGAGTAAACAGAAGATTGATACTCTCCGTCTACTGCACCACATTGCCAATGAGCTGTCGTGATAAATTTATCTGAGGTCAGATATTCTGTTTGTGATACGTTCCATGTGTATACGATTGCCATTTTGATTCTCCTTTAAGGATGTGTTGATTTATATGCGTCAAATTCGGATTTTAATTCTTGTATTGCTGCTACTAATGTTGCTACTAGATATGATGTATCTACATTTTGGTAATTAGGCTTACCATTTTCTTTTAAGCCATCTTTTACACCGTGAACTGCGGCAGGTACAACGGTTTGTAGTTCGTGGGCAATAAATCCTTGACCATCAGAACCATCTGATTTCCACTTGTAAGTCACAGGTTTAAGTTGTGCTACTGTAGCCAACGCACCTGTCATTGGTACAATGTTTTCTTTTAGACGATAGTCAGATGCTGTACCATAAGTAACACCTGTACCGTTTGTCGCAATTGAACCTACGTTTGTTGTATTACCATATTGAAATGCAACTAAATTAGTAGCCGTATATTGGACGTTTGTAACTATAGCGGACCACGCATCGTTTACGTTTGACTGAACATACAGAGTATCGGACGTACTATATACTTGCATTTTACCACCAGTACCAACAGTTGAAGATGCGCCAACTATTAATTCACCAGTACCTGTAATACGCATCCGTTCTGTGTTGTTTGTTCTAAGTATTAATGCATGATTTGTAAGTGTAGCAATATATCCACCATTACTGTCTGCACCAGCATATGCTGTTACTGAATAAGTAGTAGATTTCCAATATATTTGTCCGCCACCATCAGTACCTGAAATTGTTAGAGCCTTATATCCACTATTGTTATCAGGACTACTAGTACCTATACCTACATTACCACTAGAGTCTATACGCATCCGTTCTGCTGTTGCTGTAGCAATTATCATGTAATCACCTGAGTGTTGGTATTGTATATACCCACGATAAAAATCTGAGCCAGTTGCGCCATCACCAAACAAAATACTTCCATAACCTGTTGTAGTAGAAGCAAGTGTAATTTCACCGTTTGTGACGCCATAAGAACCAATTTGCAAAGGTCTAATAGGGCTATTGGTACCTATGCCTACATTACCAGTATTTGTAATACGCATATGCTCAGGAATATCTCCGCCACCATTGTAAACATGGAAGGTCATTGAACCTGATGTACCACTTGCATTATTAACTACACCAATAATACCTACTGCTTCATTTGAACCACTTGCGGCTGAAAGTCTAATACCTGCACCCTGTCCTGCTGTGGTTGTTCTACCAATAATAGATAATTGTTGTGCTGCACCTGTTTGCGCTCCTGCTGTTCCTAAAACTTCAAGTTTTGCCCAAGCAGAAATTGTCGATAAACCAATACCCACATTACCTGCATTATCTATTCGCATCCGTTCACCACCTACAGCACCATCTGAACTAGAACCAGTAAACTGTAATATACCTGCTGTAGAGGCATCTGCACCATAGAATCGTATTTGAGAAATAGCAGATGTATCTTGTCCAAGTTTTAATCTTGATGCACCATGACCACTATTAGCACCTGTTATTGTTACTGCACCTGCAACTGTTAATAATGTTGTTGTATCAGGACTACTAGTACCTATACCGACTAGACCAGCAGAGGTAATACGCATCCGCTCTGAGCCCCCTGCACTAAAACTTAAAGTATTAGCCCACAAATCCATGTTTGTTGAGCCTTGAATTGACGCAATTTGTAATGCTGTATCAGATTGAGAATCAAAACTAAAACCACGACTTGCACTTGTTTGCAAAACAGCAATTTGTCCATTGCCTGAACGAGTTACATCTAATTGTGCATCAGGACTAATAGTACCTATACCCACCAAGCCAGCAGCAGAAATACGCATCCGTTCTGTGTTAGTGGTTTGAAAAACCATTGGTTGTGCGGCAGTTACTGTTAAATATATTGCTCCACTATCTGCGTTTAATTCAAAATTATCACCATAGGCATTTAAGAAATTTCCCGATGCTGAAGAAAATATTTGTTGGTAAACATTTGCACTATGCGTTGCTCTAAATTTTTTACCTGTGCCAATATTTAATCCATCAGCAGGACTAGCAGTACCTATACCGACATTAGTTCCATCAAAAATTAAATTAGCAGAACCACCTAATGCACCACTATTATTAAACTGAATTTGTGTGTTAGAACCACCAATAGCCGGAGTTGCACCTTGAACACCTTGAGGACCTGTGGCACCTTGGACACCTTGAGCACCAGTAGAACCTTGAGCACCTTGGACACCTTGTGGTCCAGTAGCTCCTTGAACACCTTGAGCACCAACGGCACCTTGAACGCCTTGTGGTCCAGTAGCACCTTGAACACCTTGTGCGCCAACGGAACCTTGTTGCCCTTGAGCACCTTGAATTATTAGACCGGCTAATTGACTTTGTTGTATGAATGGCATTATTCTATTTATTTTCTAATACGGTTAGTCGTGAGGTTAATGATTCTATTAATGCTTGTTGTTGTTCTACTACTGTTTGTAAATTAGGGGCTTGAGGTTGATTCTGATAGACAGGTGTAGGAGCTTCTAAAAAAGAAATATGGTATGCAACCAAATCTGGAATTTCAGATTCATTACTTCCACACACAACATTAAAATTAATTTCTTTTCCGTTGTGTTGCATTGTAATATTAAAACCTAATGATTGGTCTTGAATTTTGTTTACTGTATATTCCATTTTATTCCTTAAGCAGTATTTCTGGTACGAACAAAGAAAAATCCAAATGTGGCAGTCGAACCATAATTGTTAGTCCATCTATAACCAGCAATACCGGCATTGTAAGCAAATGAACCAACTTGAGTTCCTGCTACATTTGCAACAACTCCTGTAGAACCTCCTCCACAAAGGTATATGGTAACTTGTCCGTCTGTCCAATTATTCACAATAAGCATTCCAGATGCACTTGGAAAATCAACTACTCCACCGTTTCCAATACTAGTGGCGCCACCGGTTACATCAATTGTATATTTTCCAGGTGCTTGAGTAATTGAAACACTACCCTCAGCAGAAATACGCATTTTTTCAGAAGTTGTTAAGACATTAGAACCATTATTAGATGTAGTCCAAAACGCCATATACCCTTCATCGGTGTATGTAACACCGCCAGCTACACGAATTCTTGCCGCTGTAAAAAACTGAGAATTGCCATCGCTGTAAAAGTTTAAATCTTTAGTTCCACTAGTGCCAGAATAAATACCCATTGATACTGAACTACTTGAGGTGGCAGAATTTTGAACAAGAAATTTTTCACCCACAGCAGTTTGTGCTGTACCACCTATTAATAAATTACCACTAGTGTCTAACCGCATACGTTCTGTGCCTGAAGAACCTGACCCAAATGCTAATACGCCATCAGAACGAAGTGTGACTACTGAACTTGCGTGTGTTATGTATATCGTACAAGTTATATTATCTGAAAAAACAGCACTAGTAGGACCAACAGTACTAGTTGTTACTCCAAAAACGGCTAATTTTCCATATGCATCTCCAACAGCACCGTTGGCTATTAAAACTGAACCAGTGGCAGTAATGCGCATGCGTTCTGCATCATTGGTGTAAAACACCATTTTGCCAGTCGTAACACCAGCAGCTAATCCAAGGTCATAAGTATCACCACCAAATATTCTTGGGTTTGGACTTAGTGTAGCACCTGAACCTAATATAACAATACCGTTTGTGCCATTAGTAACTTGTAATACTCTTTGACTAACTCCTGTAGGGACACTTGTAGAACCCACTAATAAATTACCACTAGAGTCTATACGCATCTTTTCTGTTGGAGGACCGCCAACAGTACCTGTATAAAACTGTAGATTTGAAGTTGTCCAATTAGCCGAAGAACGAGCCGTAATTTGTGCATAAATTCCAGCAGTAACTACTCTATTTGCACCATCGGATGTAGTAAATGCGAGTTGAGAATAATTGTTTGTTGTGGTGTTTATATTATCAATTGCAAGTTGGCTAATAACAGAATCAAAAGCAGTGCTGGAATTATCTTTTGAAAAAATAGCTCTAAAAACTGCTTGCGTAGAACCGTTAACAAAAGCATCTTGACTATTTGTAGTACCCACTAATAATTTGCCACCATTATCCAATGTCATTGTTCTAGTCGCTGAACCAAACACATTATCGGTAGACATAAATGCAATGCCGTTACCTTGAACATTAAGGAATCCACCACCACTTATAGAATTTACTGCACCTCTCCATATTCCTACATAGTTGCTTGAGATTGCAGCATCACCTAAAGCAATTGCGCCACCACCTAATTCATCTGCAACTTTTAATACAGGGAAACTACTAGTGGTTACTTGTAGTTTTGCATTAGGACTACTAGTACCTATACCTACATTACCAGCATTTGTAATACGCATCCGTTCTGTATTTCCACCAGCATAAAAAAGCATATCTGCCGCATTTAAAGCAGTACCATATCCTGCAATAGCACAGCCACCAGTTGTAGATGTACCTGATGTAAACAAAAGTCTTGGACCATCTCCTACACTTGTCCCTGCATGATTTAATCTAACTGTTGTAACAGCACCTGTACCACTTGCACTTGAATTAACAACATCAAGATTTACTAAAGGACTACTAGTACCTATACCGACATTAGTTCCATCAAATACTAAATTAGCAGAACCACCTAATGCACCACCATTATTAAATTGAATCTGTGTGTTAGAACCACCAACAGCCGGCGTTGCACCTTGAACACCTTGTGGTCCGGTAGCTCCTTGAACACCTTGAGCACCGATAGAACCTTGGACGCCTTGAGCACCAACAGCACCCTGAACACCTTGTGGTCCAGTAGCACCTTGGACACCTTGAGCACCAACATCACCTTGAGCACCTGTAGCACCTTGAACACCTTGGACACCTTGTGGTCCAGTAGCTCCTTGAACACCTTGAGCACCTGTAGCACCTTGTACTCCTTGAGAACCAACAGCACCTTGAGCACCTTGAGCGCCAATAGTACCTTGAACCCCCTGAGCACCAATGGTACCTTGAGCACCAGTAGCTCCTTGGACGCCTTGTGCGCCAACGGAACCCTGTCTACCTTGGGCACCTTGAATTACTAAACTGGCTAATTGACTTTGTGGTATTGTCATTTTTTTATTATTCTGGTTTTATAAAATTTAAACTATAAGATTAATTAAATACTGAAAGCATTACATAATATGGGTTTCTTGCCGCAATAGCTAATTGACCCGTGCTTACAACAAAAGATGAAGTAGTGGGGGTAACTATCGTACCAGTAGTATTGTTTGTAAATGGTTGAAATGTAGTATATTGGTTTGTTCCTGAATCAACTGAAACAGCTCCAACTACTGCATAATTTACATTAGCTAAAGCAGTAGCTAAATTAACTGTAAAGTATCCAGTTGAATTATATGTAACTGAACTTACATTGTAAGATGCTCTAACTGCAATAGTAGCGCCATCAGAATTAAAGCTTGCCCAAGCCTTAGCAACACTAGAACCACTAGTCATAGTGGTAGAATCATTGAACGTTAAACCATCCGTTCCATGAATAGAAACTGCCATACTAAACTCCTACCTTCATTGCACGAAGTTGTGTGGTAGTTGTTGCTGAATCAACTTGGTTCGTAATATCTCTTAGTCTTTGTTTTTCAGCCACGATTGCAGTTGTATCAGCAGAAGTTTCTAATGCCTTTTGAAATAAAACATCTTGAGCCTTTAGTAATGGTTCTCTTTCTGCTCTCAATCTTTTCTTAGTAATTTCTTTAGCTTTAGAAAGGTTAACTGATACAGTAGAATCGTTTAATTCCCAAGCGTTAAAAAAGTCATAATCATCATTTGGTAATGTATTTCGGTCTACAATAATTGAACCACTAGGAGTATCTTTTGCTTGTACTGCTTCAATAGATAATTCACCGGAAGGCACAGTTATAGATACTCCACCATTTTCATTTGTAAAAATAATAACTTGCATTTTAAAATCCTTTAATTAATTAATTACCTAATATTGATGCACTTACAAATTGAAAATCCGCAGTTGAACTTGCATAAGTAATAAATGTATAAATTCTAACAGAAGTTGTTGTTTGGGCTGATGTTCTTCTTGCTATATTAAAACCAGCGCCAGTTGATGCAGCCCCATCCGAATTCCATTGAGCAGTTCCATTTACTGCATAATTTGCGTTTGGTTGTGCCGTAGTAAAATTAATTGTAAAATCTCCAGTTGCATTAACCGTTATACTTGAAACATTAAAAGAATTAATAATAGTTCCGGCTGCAAATCCACCATCTGCTCCTCCGTGAAAATATACCCACATTTTAACAGCACCACCGGGTCCAGTAGGTCCGGAAGGTCCAGTAGAACCTTGGACACCTTGAGCACCAGGAGAACCTGTTGGTCCGGTTGAACCTTGAGCACCAGGAGGTCCTGTATTACCTGTAGGACCTTGAGCACCTGGAGGTCCTGTATTACCTGTAGGACCTTGAGCACCAGGAGAACCTGTTGGTCCGGTAGAACCTTGAACACCTTGAGCACCAGGAGAACCTGTTGGTCCGGTTGAACCTTGAGCACCGACAGTACCTTGAACTCCCTGAGCACCAGGAGCTCCTGTAGTGCCTTGTACACCTTGAGCACCAACAACACCTTGAAATCCTTGAGGACCTATAGAACCAGTAGAGCCTTGAGCCCCAACATCACCTTGAACACCTTGAGG